GGTTGTACACCAACAAGTTCGTTAGCGATAACAGAAGGCATAACCCTTCTAATTAACGGTAACATTACTTTGTTTAAAGTTGCTACTGAACCAGCACCTGTGGCACCTGCTGTTGCGGCCTCTGACAAATGTCTTTTTGTATTTTCGAGGACAACATCTAAAGAAGATTTTCTGTTACCAGAAAGACCTTCTAACAAAGCGTCTTTAGTTGCTGACCAGTTGCTTTCAAATAAGTCTGCCATTTCTAACTCCTATTAATTTATTGAAAGTCCGGCTAATTTACGAATCATGTCAATTTCTACAACATCATCCGCACTTTTGTCATCGGCTTCTGTTAAAACAGCCGCCTTATTACCAGTGTGCTCACTAGTAACTGATTCTGACAATGTCTTCTTCGCTCTTGGTGCTTCTCCATCTAGAACTGAAGGTAAGTACTTGTTAAAGGACTCTTCCAGTTTTTCAGTTTTAACACTTTCAAGTAAATCAGACATAATTTCTTTCTTTTCTTTACCCAATGGGGCCATCAATTCGTTTAGTTTTTCCTTTCTTTCGAAACGATCTTCTGAAACTCTTAACTTAGATTCAACTAATTTAGTTGCTTCTTCTTTCTCAGCAATTTCTTGCTTAGATTCATTAAGTTGACTTTCCAACTGAGCTACCTGTTTTTGTATCTTCTTGATTTCCTTTGCTTCATTGAGATAACTTACGCCATACTCATTAGCAAATGCTTCAAAAATCCTACGACCGAAATCGTTTTCACGTGCCTTAGTAATATCATCACGGAAAGATTTAACTTCATTAGTAATTACGCCATTGACAACGCCTTCGACTTTGTCTGCCGCTTTCTTAATGAAATCTTTCTTGGCTTCTGCTAATTGCTTCTTGCCTTCTCTTACCATTTTGACTTTTTGCTCCACTAAGCCTTTTTTGTCTTCGTGGAATTCAGATAGTTCACTAGCAAGTTGCTCTGCAACAAAATCATCTAATTTAGTTACATGTTCACTTACTCTGTTTCTATCTGCTCTAAGTTCCTTGACTTCTTTTGCAACCATTTCAGTTACAAATTTATCAAGTACTTTGGCATGCTCACTAATGGCTTTCGTGTACTTCACTCGATCATTTGCAAGAGCGGTTTTCTCTGCAACAATTTCGGAAATTTCTGCTTCTACTTTTTCTGAGACAAAATTATCAACTGCTTCTACGATTTGACCTTTGTCATGTTCGTATCGCTGTGCGAATTCTTCTCTAAGTTCTGCAGTAAGTTCTTCTCTTGCTTCAGAAATTTTACCTTCCCATGCTTCTTGAAGAGCAGATTTAACTTCTTCAGTTAATTCTGCGTTCTCAAGTAATTCTGTAAAATTCACTGCCATAGTAGTCTCCTACTTATAATTTTAAATCATTGATGAATTTAGTGATTTCATTCATCAAGTGTTTCTCTGCACTTTTATCGTGTGTTAATGCTTTAGCGGTATCAAACATTTGAGCACCGCCTCGCATATTAAATAAACTTTCATATATAGATTTTGGATAGGCATCAGGTGCACTAGGTTGTGCCACAATGTCTACTGTTACAATATCAAAGTCGCTTACTCGTCCACTTTCGTTGACATTTCCGCTACCTCTACTGCTTACACCAAGTTTTGCTCCTGCAGTTAATAATGCTCTCGCAATATTACCCATCGGCGTATCTATAATTTTAAGTTTGCCCAAACCGTTTGAGTCATCACAATGCATATCTTGAATTATGTGACTGACACGGTCTAAATTTATTTGTAATTCTTCAGGATGATCTAACTCACCCATCACAGTCTCGCCTTTTTGTAAACGAGTCTTTACACTTTCAACAGCCTTTTTAATTTCATCTTTGGGATATATTCTACCGTTTTGGTTTTTTACATCACCTTGAATGAACAAACCCTGCATATATAAGTCTTTACCGTCTTTAGACTCCATTATCTGGACGCCAGACTGCTCAGGACTCAAATATTCATATAGTTTATTAGCCATTGTTTAACTCCTACTGTTAATTAAAAAAAGATTATACTTTTTTATGGTCAACGTTTATGTTATCTGTAGGTGTGTGATCTTTTGCTGACTCACCTTTGTTGCCTTCGCCGCCGTCTTTTAGGACTGGTGGTTTAACACTACCATCTGCGATTTTTGAAGGAGCAGGCATTTTTTTACCTTCTGGTCCGTCATCTGCCCCACCTTGTGGTGCCGCAACGTTATCAGATAGTTTAGTTGCTTCTTCAACAACTTCGCCGTCTTCTTCTGCAACTTCTTCGTCTAAGTCATATTCAACTGACTCTAGGTCCATTTCATCAGGTAATTCTGCACTCATTTCTGCTTCTTCACCGTCTTCCATGTCGCCTTCTTCGTCGTCTGCTAATAGTTTTTCGAATTCTGCTTTAAGGTCTTCTAGTTCGTCCTCGATATCGTCAACTTTATCTTCTAGGTCTTTATCTTCACCTTCGTCTTCAGCATCAACGTCTAATTCGTCTTCTGCTTCATCTTCAAATGTACCTTCTTCATCTGCTGAAATATCATCTGCAAAGTCGTTTGATTGATCAATTACTTCATCAACTTCAACTTCTTCTTCAACTGGATCTTCTTCTGACTCTTCTGCTTCTTCAACAGCCTCTTCCTCAGATTCCTCTGATTCTTCTACTGCTTCTTCTTCTGATTCTTCAGATTCTTCAACTGCTTCTTCTTCTGAAACGTCTTCGTCTAGAACTTTTTCATATTCTGCTCTTGCTTTAGCAACAACATACTCATGAAGCAATTCTTCCGCTTTTTCGTTTTCTTCGGCTAGTAGTAGTTCAAGAATGTTCTCTAATTGTGATCTTGATTCTGACATTGTGGTCTCTCCGATTAAATTTTCTTCTGGTGGCTCAGACGTAAGTGTCCAAACTACCCTGTTAAGTACTTATAAGATGTATGTTTATTTGATGTAAAACGGTGTAAAAATGATGTTTTTGACGCGAAAAAGGCCAAATCGCTTGTTTATGTCATTATATTTAATGTTTTGGCTGTAAAACTTAAAAACTAGTTTAAACTATGCCACCACCGGCATCTTGTGACTGATTAGCATACATAACCTGTACAAATTCGTCATGTTCTGCTTTTTCTTTAGTTTTAAGATCTCTGACTTTTCTTAATTTGCCTAATTCTTCTAAAGTAAGTTTGGATTTTCTAGTATCCTCTTTACTACGTTTGACAAACTCGTCAAGTTCTGGATTGTAAAATTCTATTAATCTCATTATAAACTACCTGCCCCGCCTGGTGTAATTGGTGGTGTTGGTTCTCCTCCACCTGCATCATCAGTATTTATGCCTTCTTCGCCAGCCATTGGGTCTTCCAATGGAATATCACCTGCTGGTATTTCAAAATTTGGATCTACTGCCATTGGATCATTAGGTCTTATACCTAAGTTTCTAAGTTCTGCAGATTTACCATCCTGTGTATCATACTTGTTATATCCGTTTTCAGATCTCCAGAGCTCTTCGTTTTCTTTTATCTCTTGCTCTGTTAGTCCCAAGTATTTTTTAAGTTTAAACTGGTTGGATAAGTGAGGAACTGCCGCTACTGAATTATATAATGAAGCACGTTCTGTATCCAATTGTAAGTCTTTATATGTGCTAAAATTAAGCGGTTTATTGAATTCTATATTGAATAATGCATTGTCTATATCAATGCCACGATGCTTTAAAAACATCTTAAATTCTTTATCTAGGTCCTCTTGTATCTGTCTTTGAAGCCTTTCTACGTATTTTGCAAACCTATATTCTTGTATATAAGCAACACCTACTTTACCGTCATTATATACTGCAGACCCGTCATCTGGACCTGTTGGTAAGTATGAACTTGGTATTCTAAGACCTCTTAATAGTTTATTATTAAAGTATCTTAAGTCATCAATTTGCCCCAAGTTCTCACCGCCTGGTAGTGTATCAACTTTTGAACCTCTACCGTCTGCCGTTTGAGCAAAGAAGTAGTCTTCCAACATACTCATTGGATTGTATGCGGCATCTACAACACCACTGCCGTCTGCTTTCTTATTAGGTACACGTTTTTGTTGCACTTCGTACTTAACTTGTTCTAAATACTGTCTTGCTTTGTGAGGTGGCATATTACCAACATCAATCATAAACACACGTCTTTCAGGCGCTCTGTGTACCCTGTATATAATTATAGAGTCTTCAAGCAATTCCTTTTGCTTGAAAACCTTAAATATGGGTTCTAAAATACTAACACCAAATGGCCATGCATGGTCCATACCTTGTGTTAAACTTACATGAACAATATGTTTAGCATCAACAGGTGTTCCTTGGTCTGCACCATCTATTGCTCCAGTACCATAAGCATTTGCTGTACTGTTTACACCTGCCATTACACCAGTAAGACCTTGTCCACTTCCGTATGGTCTTGCATGTAATCCTGCTACACTTGTTGCTGTTAATTCTTCAAATAGTGGTTCTAAGTTTTTAATAAAGTAAGTTTCAATCTTCTTACCTTCACTTTCGTTTACAATAACCTTTTCTATGTTTGCTGGATCACACCAATATAGTTTAAATGTTTCAGGGTCTCTGATAAAGAATTGATCACCGTATTTAATAGTACTTCTAAATATACCAAATACTCTTTTATGTAAATCGTTAAGTTTACTCCATTGTTTAATTGTTTTGCTTATAATGGAGTTTTCTGTATCTGTAGGATCTGTATGAAACTTGACTTCAAAGGGTAATCCTGAATATTCATCTTCTTGTGTTCCAAATTCTGCAACTGTGTCTAAGGCCGCATTAATTTCCAAATCGTTATCCATTTGGTCGTACTGCATATATCTCATTAGCCTGTTTGGGGAACCTGCATATACTTCAGGTAACCAACTTGCATATCTGCTGGAAGCCGCACCAGGGCCTGTAGTGGCCTGATTGCCAGTAACATTTAGTGGTAACCCACTATTGTCGACTGATGTAAAATACTTTTTCCAACTCATATAAGATTCCTTTTAGTTATATTACACTATTTATCTGAAGTTGTCAAGTTGGATTTAAAGATCTTGGCTACATGTTGCCTTCTTCTATAGTTCTTGTTTGTTTTCTAGTTAAAAGAATAAGTGTTTCTAAGTATTTTTTCATTTCAGCATCATCAAGACGTCCACCTGAGCCGTCTTCGTCAAACGATCTTTGGAAGTCTCCTCCGCCTGCCTGTGATAATGAACCTATTCCTGCTTTTCTACTGGCTTCCATTCTTAATCTATGAATTGCATTTTGATTATTGCCTTCCATTAATTTATTCAACATTTCCTGTTCCATTGTACTTAATTCTGTATTACCTAAAGAGACAACTTTTGATTCATTACCCTTTGTAGCGGATGTGTGCAGGAATCTTTGGCCGCCGTGATCTCCTAATAATCCTGCATGTACCAATCCTGTTGAGCTTCTTCTACCTTGTATAATCATATCGAAATTTGTTTGGCCGGCAGTTCCAGGTACTACATCATCTATAGTAGAATCTGAATAAGTGTCTGCTGAATTTCTACTGGCTTCACCTGCTCTATATCTGATTGCGGAGTTTTCTCTTATAAGAGTTGCTCTATCGTCCAGTTTTTTCTCAAATTCTTCATCTGATAACATTTTAAATGGATTCATACTACGTTTAATTCTGTCCATCATATTTGTGAACATAATTATGAATTCAGTTTGTAAGACACTTGTTACTTTTCTAACTACAGGCATAACTAATTTACTTACAACCTCACCTATAGTTGCACCTTCATTATCCTGTAAAAACTGTTCAACTTTTTTATTAAAGAGACCAATCTTTACTGTCATATAATCTATTGCTAAGGGCAGTTGTTCTGCAAATGATTCCGCTAAAGGCTCACTGCCTTCTTGTATTCCAAAGAATGTTTCTGTAAGTTTTTGGACAGCATCTTTCATTGCTTTAAATGAGTTATTAAATTTATCATAGTCTATATTTTTAATAAAAGAAGTAATAAATTTATCTTTAACTGCTCCAATAGTTGAAAGTAATTGTGTGCCTGTAGCACCAAGTAAATTTGCAGTTCTTTGGAATTGCACTGGATCTATGTCATCGAAGGATTCACCCATCCTTCTGATTTTTTCCATAGATTTTTCAAACTGCATTACACCTTTTGCTAATACTAATGCTTGAGCATCACCTGTTCTGGCAATTGCAAATATTCTTTGTTTTTCTACTTCTGAAAGTGTACCAAGTCTTTCAGTAAACATCATTGCGGCTTCTTCACCGTCAAGTAATCCAGAATTAAATCCTGATACCACAGCATTAAAGTCACCTGCTAAACTTGGTAAAACAGTAACAAAACGTTTTGCCGCTTCACTGAAACCAATAGCACCAAATGATGCCGCTTCAACGGCCGCCGCCGCTAATTCACCACCTAATTCACCGCCTGTGGCTCTTAAAACACTGACAAACTCTTGAGCACCTTTTATCATTTCCTGTCTTGAATCTTCTGTTAGTAGTAATAATCTTGATTGGAAGTCAGAAGATGATTCTAACATTTGTAGTGTAAATGCTCTTATAGTTTCTAAACTTTGTCCTAATGCACCAGTATATTGAACCTGTGTTTCAAGTAACTCGGCGGCACTTTTTATCATTTTTTCTCTTTGTTGTATGTCTAGTCTACCAATATTACCCATCCTTGTGGCAAAAGATATTTCCTCTCTGAAAATATCTATGCTGTCCTGTAGGGTAAGACCTAAATCTGCACCTGAACCTGTTAAAGAATCGAATGTTGTTAAAAGTCTATTAACAGAATCTCCACCTAGAGCCTGCATAGCACCAGCGGCTTCATAAGTAAAGTCAGTGGCTTCGTCCAGACTCATACCAAGTGTTCTCAAACGGAAATTGTTTTCCATAAATTCGTCACTTTGATTTAATCCAACGTCAGTTAATTTGTTTAAAGATGCTGTATATTTAAAAATAGTATCTGTAGTTAAGGCCATAATAGCACCAGTAAGCATTCCTACTCCTGAAACCAAACCGCCTATAGCACCGCCCACAGCCGCACCTAAACTAACAGACATACCTCTCATATTATTATATTCTTTGGTAGTCTTTTTAATTTCTTCGTTTTGCTCTTGTTGGTTTTTTGTGCCTTGTCTTGTGGCGTTAGAGGCATCGTTGGCATCTTTATTAGAACCTTTACCGCCTGTAATTGCTCTAATTAATTTTAAATTTTCATCTTCTATTGTCTTAGACAGTTTAGCCATATCTTTGGCCATCTTTTGCATGGTGACTTCTTTCGCCCAATCAGGTATGACTTTTTGTCCGTTGTCTAATACTATAGGTGGTTCCATTTACTAAAATTCCATTATATGCTGTTTTAACTATGATAAATATATCAAAAGATAAACTCGTATGAGTATTTATCAGAAGAATTAACAGGAGTTTTAATTATGACGAATGAAACAAATCCATTAGCCGCACATTTTAGGCAACCTAAATTGTATATGAAATTACCTAGTGGTGGTTTATTCAACACAGATGAAGATTTAGATTTTCCAGAAAACAAAGAAGTTGCTATTTTTCCTATGACTGCAAAGGATGAGATTTTAATGAAAAATCCAGATGCTTTGCTAAACGGTGAAGCAGTACTGCAAGTTATTAAAAGTTGCGTACCTAGTGCATTAGATCCAAAAGAATTAACAAATATAGATGTAGATGCACTTTTATTAGGAATACAAGCCGCAACCTATGGCGACGAAATGGAATTAACTACCAATTGTAAATTCTGTGATAAAGAACTTACTGGTGTTACAAGTATTCAGGAATCCTTAGACCAAATAGATCCGCTACAGGAAGTAAATGTAATAGATTGGGAAGGATTAAAAGTTGTATTAAGACCAGTAAAATATAAAAGTACTATAGAAGCAGGTCTTATAAATTTTCAAACAACAAGAAGTTTACAGGGTATTGCGGATTTACCAGATGATTTAGATAAACTAGCAATCTTTAATGAAAATTTTAATAGAATGGCTGTATTAAATTTTAATCTTATTTGCGACAGTATAGAAAAAATTATTATAGAAGGCGAACAAACTATAGAAGTTACTAGTAGAGAACAGATTATAGAATTTTTAGAAAACTGTGAAGCATCTATAGGAACAAAAATTGAAGAAGAAAGCAGTAAAGTTTCCACAACAGGAATATCCAAAGTAATGAAGTTTGCATGTGATGGCGACTGTGGTGAAGATAAAGTTACTGAAACCACAATAATTCTAGATCCTGTAAATTTTTTCATGGCTTCCTAGCGACAGCCGAACCTGATGAAATAGTTCAGTTCCTAGAGAAGTTAAAGAAAGAAAGATCGGCACTTTATAAAAACATTATGGAAATGGTTGTTTACAGTGAAGGCCGAATATCTTATACAGAAGCATGGCATCTTTCTATACAAGAAAGACAGTTATTTATTGAGGTTTTAACTACCTTTAATAAACAAAAGAATGGCGATGATTCAGAAACAAACGAATACTTATAATGAGTGATTGGATTTATAACAGGAAAAAAGTAACTAAACTTCCAGAAGATTGCGAAGCATTTGTATATCTTATTACGAATAAAACCAATGACAGAAAATATGTTGGTAAGAAACTTGCTAAATTTAAAACAACAAAGCCTCCCCTAAAAGGCAAAAAGAACAAACGTCGTGGTTTCAAAGAAAGCGACTGGAAAACATATTGGGGCAGTAACGATCATTTAAAAGCAGACGTATTAGAATTAGGAGAAGAGAATTTTCGTAGAGAAATATTGTATTACTGTCCTAGTAGAGGTGTTGCTAGTTACTTAGAAGCACAAGAACAATTCGAAAGAAAAGTCCTACTTACAGACGAATATTATAACGGTATCATCAACGTTAGAGTAGGCGGCTCAGAAATCCTAAAGGAAGCCTTAAGGTCTTGATAACTATTTGCTGATAATAACTCATATTACGGCACACAAGGCACAAACATAGGCACACATAGGATCATACACCAGCCCTAACCGAGGCAAATAAAATCGGGCTCCTTGACAATCCGTTAAACACGGTGCGGGACTCTGGAGATGTATGACGGCAAAGATACAAACACACGTTAAACAGTATTAAAAGGATGTAGGCTCTGAGCAAAAAGCAACCTACAAGTTACATAACTGAACTTACTTAGGTTATGTGGCTTCCGTGAGATTCGTGACGGTAGTGTATGGGGACAGAAGGCTCACCGGTTCCTAACAGCACCCGAAGTTAAGTAGGCGATGACATCACATGATGACACTTTACTCACCTGTATAGGTGAGTTATGGCTCCAACATACATGATAACGGTCTACTTAAAAAAAGTTTCAAACAAATGATGAGTGTAGTGAAACGAAACGAAGAATGTAGTTTGAAAAGGTCCGTAGGACCTGATTACTGTGTTGCAATTATAGAATGAATATATCTATTCTCTTTAATAGATTGTATGCTTGGCTCGTGTGCTAATTTACCTAATGGTAATTTACCTATTGCCAGTCTTTTGTCTTCCAAAGGATAAGGAAGTTTGTTATGTATTTTTGCTAGGAATCTTTTCTGCATGATATCTAGTTTTTCAGTCCAAATTCTATCAGGATTAAACCAACCGAATAAATCATTTTTAAGTACACTTGTAGGCATAATTTGTTCTGCAGGAATATCTACATCATTATTTTGATATATGCCCATGAGCTCTTTTCCTACATGAGGATAGTTCATATACAAATGGTTCTGCAAAATATTTTTATCAAACAAATCGTAATCACTGTCCTTTAATGGCTCTCCGTCATCTTCAGTAGTAGTAATGAAACGAGTAGGCAGACCTATATCAAAGGTTTCTAAATGATGTATATCGTAATTGAATTTACTTAGCCAATATCTTGCTTCATCTTCTTCGGGGGATAAACTACGATGGACTTCCACAAAGTTCTCATGTAAGTAATTTAAATCGTCTTCGGGTAAGTACAAGTCAGGTTTAAGTCTTTGTAAATTTTCTATATCCTCTTGTAGTTTTGATTCTATTTCTTCTTTGGTTTCTCCAAATCCATAAAATCTATCGTGACTTAATAGTTTGTATTCGTTGTCTCTGAATCTTTGCCAAATTCTTCTGGCTACTCTGTGATCAAATAACTCGTAAACAAGTGTATAATTTATCTTGTCTTTACCGAGATTTACATTAATTAACATATTCAGTGTCCGTGTTATAACTTGTAAAGCCGCCTTCTTTTACAACGGTTAATACATTATTTACACGTCCAACAAGTTCTTCTTTATGTGATATTAGCATAATATTTTTACTGGATTCTCTATGCATTTTCTTTAAGATTCCTAAGGCGTTTTCTACACCCATGCTGTCCATACCACTGTCTATTAGTTCGTCTATGCACATTAAGTTCATAGGCCTATTTAGACTTTCATATATGTCTCTGAAACTCCAACTTAATCCAAGTATTAGTCTGTTACGTTCTCCTCGACTTAAATTATCAAAGTCTAAATCTCTACCATATTCTGTAATCTCTACGCCTAAATCACTGGCAAATTTAACATCATGTGGAAGTCCTAATTTATCCAAATAGTGTGCTAATCTGTGATTTAAGTATGCTATGTTTTGATCTATAATTCTTTTACGGATAAAACTATCTTTACTTGTAAGCAATTTATATAAGAAGTCCTGATGCTCTTGTAAATGTGTAAGTTCATTCATTAACTCAAAACTAATTTCCTGTATGCCTGTAGTTTGTAATCCTTCTATTTGTTCTATGTAAGGATTTACATCCAATGCCATTGATTCCAAATTTGTTTGCATTGAATCCACATTATGTTTATGTTCTAATGCTTCTTCTAATGTACTATAATATACTTCTGGAACTTCAGGTATATCACCTAATTCATCAATTGCTCCACAGGTTTTTAACAGTTGTAGTTCTAAGTCATCATAGTATTCTTTTTCTGCTGTAATTTTTTCTTTAAGTTCTTCTGTGTATTCTTCGTGTGTTTCTAAATGTGCTGTATCCTGTCCACATGCAGGGCATACGCCTTCTTTTGCACTTAGTAAATTACTTTTTAGTTCTTCCAGTTTAGTTTTACTGCGATCTGAACTATTAGTTAATCTTTTTTGGTCTGCTTCTAAACTGTTCTTTTGTGCAACTTGTTCTTTAATAGTTGATAACAATTTATGGTTTGCTAATTCTGTATCGATATCTATCCTTTCCATACGAATTATTTTCTCACCTAATTCTATAAGTTTATCTTCTTTGTTCTTTTCCCATGCTCTACTGCGACTTTCTATCTCTTTTATATTCTTTTCTATACGTTTGTTGCTCTCTTCTACAGCATTTATTCTGATTTCTTCTTCTCTGATATTTTCTCTTGTATGCTTTTGTCTTTCTTTAAGTACTTCTGCCTTTTCAGATAGTTCCGTAATACCCAATAACTGCTCAATCATATCACGTTGATCATTGTTTTTCATAGCAAGGAAAGGTTCAGTATATGTGTTTAAAGCAATTAAATGCTTAAACATATTGTGAGGGAAACCAATAATTTTTTCTATTTCTTTTTGTGTTTCTCTACTATCGCCTTGTTGCTCTTCATTAATTGCATCTTCGCCATCTATATATAATTTTAGTACATTAGGACGCCTGCCTCTTTCTATACGATAAGACTTGCCTTCTATCTCAAACTCTACAGTAACAATCATACCTTTACCGTTAGTTTTGTTAATGAGATTATCTTTACGAATGTTTGTTAAAGCATCTCCATAAAGAGCATAACTGAGGGCATTTATTATAGTAGTTTTACCTGTACCATTCCTGCTACCATCTCCTCCCATGTCTAAATTATGACCTAGTACAAGAGTAAGTTGGCAATTATCAAAGTTTACCGCCTGTGTGTTGTTACCAACACTCATAAAGTTTTTTGCTGATACGTTTTTTATCTTTAACATTATTGCGTTTCTATGCTGTTATAGATGTCTATTAAAACATCTTTATCTACTGTATTACTTTCTATTGTTTCTAATTGTTGTATAACGATTTGATCAACACTTTCAAAACTTATATCGCCGCCCTCATACTCTTCTTCCTCTTTTATAGGAATAAGTTGTAACTCTCTGACTTTATATTGTTCAGCCATTTTCTCTCTTATGAAGTTTGCTTCTTCATAAGAAATACTAATATCTAATTTTACTCTTGCATAAGTGTATTGGTCTAATAAGTTTGCATGATCATCTAATAATTGTTTAAGTGTAAACACTTTATACTTAGGACATTCTGCCCAATTAACATACAAAGGCTCTTCTCCCCATGTTAAGAACATGGCACCTCTTTCGTTATCATCT